GATAGAAACCCTTATGGAGATGTCTTACCATTTAACATAGCACATAGACACCCATTCACAAGAGATTTCTTTAGAGAAGGGGCATCAGACTTAGTAGATGGTATGAGAAGTATCAACATTATGCTTACCGAACTTGCTTTACATGGCAGATTCCAATTAGGACAACCAGTCTTTACTGGATTAGATACTGAACAACGAATCACTATGGGACAAGATAAAGCCTTAGTATTACCTGAAGGTGCGAACTTCCAATATGCAACTCCTAATGCTAATGTCCAGGCGATGATTGAATCTACAAAGTATATGGTAGATAGTATTGCACAATCCAACAATGTTAGAATCAACTGGGCTGATAAGAGCCAGGAAAGTGGATTAAGTAAAAAGATGTCTGAATTAGATTTAATGGATGCACTACGAAGTGATACAGAACAAATCTATAGACCATTTGAGAAACAACAATTTAGAATTGCTAAAAGAATATGTGAAGTATCAGGTGGTATTAATCTTGGCGACCAATTCAGTATAGACTTTGCTGAAAGAGAAGTGCCTATGAGTGCCGATGAAGAAATTAAATACTATTCTTGGGCATTCCAGAACGATTTAGAAACAAGACAATCTTATTTAAGAAAGAAGAATCCTGACTTACAGGAAGAAGAAATTACAGCTATTGTGGAACAGATAGATGCTGAAAAACCACAAGAGCAAAATGAAACACAATCTATCTTTGATAGAATAGGTGAACAAGTTGGCTAATTTAGATTTCTATAATAAAGAAATAGAAAATATCCAACAACAGTTAATTGACAAATTGGATAACCTGGTAGTAGGGTTAGGTAGAGTAACCGATACTGAACTAATGCAGATTGCTAAGCAAATAGACTTCTTTGCAGAAATGGAAACATTAGGGTTTACTAAACTGATGAATAGAGTGGGTAAAACCTTTGATGATGAGATAGCAAGAGTATTTGCAGAACTATCTAAAAGAGAGTTAGGACAAGTGTCTGCAGCAAGTATCGATGCTTTAAGAGAACTAAAGAACTTTGAAATGACTTATTTGACAAATGGAGTAAGACAATATTCAGACCAACTAAAGACTGCGATGCTAAGAGGGATTATAACTGGTGAGAATAATATTCAGATAATGAATAACATTAATAGCACCTTTGGTGTGGGAACTTATATTAGTTCAAGTGAAACTTCTTTTTTGATTAATGATGCTTTCTCACGATTCAGTAATACTTCAAGAGCAAAGGCATTTGAGGAGTTTCCTGAAATAAAGTTTCAATACATTGGACCAAGCGATGGCAAGACAAGAGATGTATGCCAACGAGCATTACAAGAGCCACCACTAACAAGAGAAGAAATCAATTCTTTGGGATATATAGATTTTGGTAATAGGGGTGGATACAACTGCAGACATGACTGGGTAAGAGTATGAGATTAGACCAAGTAGTCAAACCTAATTCTAAAGTAATGACTAAGTTAGCACAAGATGCTATTGATAAAATTACTTTAGATGCAAGTAAAGGGAAGTTTCAGAATGGAAGAAGTGGATATTCTTACAAAAATGATACTTATAGAAAGTATAAAGCAAATAGTATGCAAGGAAAGAATGGTAAACTGAAAGCATTTAGAAACCAATCTACCGACACACAAACTGCTTTTGTCAATATGAAACTAACTGGTAGAACTCTAAGAAGTATGAGAGCATCATCAAAACCTGATACTGCAATCATTACTTACGATAGAGGAGAAATAGTATTAGGCAATCAGAAAAGAGGATATGACATCTATGATTTGTCTAACAAAAACAAAGAATTTATAGCTGAGAGATTCAGTAAAGAACTTTTGGATAGAAACATTAAAAAGTATGTATCCAAAACAACGATAATAAAATAGGAGGGCAGTATGTCCGAAGAAACAAAAATAGTAGAAGAAACACAAGCAGTAGCAGAAACACCTACACAGGAAGAAAATAACGAAGTCGGTAGTTTAATTGCAGAAAGCAAGAAATATCGTACAAGAGCACAGTCAGCAGAGGCTGAGTTAAATGAACTCAAAGAAAACCTCAAACTTCAAGAAACAAAACAGCTTGAAGAAAAAGAGGAGTTTAAATCTTTGTATGAGAAAATGAAAGAGGAAAACTCACAGTTAAAACCTGTAGTAGAACAATTTCAGATTCAAGAAAAACAAAGACGAGAACATCTGCTGTCCCAACTTTCAGATGATGACCAAGAAATCTATGTAGACCTGCCAACGATTAAGTTGGAAAAGCACATTGAAAGATTGGGGAATAAAAAAGTGCAAATATCTGATGCCAAAGAGGTTACTTCAAGTGGCAAGTTTGCTGAAAATGCAAAATGGTCTGATTTGTCCGAAAAAGACAGAACAGAAGCCAGGAAGAATCCTAAACTTTGGAAACAGATAGTAGATGGCTATAGAAACTAACAACTAACTATCTTTAAGGAGATATAAACATGGCAAATGTAACAACAACAACAGCTGCTAATTTTATTCCTGAAATGTGGAGAGATGCTATCCTTGACTATGCAGAAAGAAAATTTATCCTTCGTAATCAAGTATCTGACTTCTCATCTATGGTTTCAGGTGGTGGCGACATACTAAACATCCCAAAAGTTGCTGAAGAAACAGCTGCATCTAAAAGTGCAGACACAGCAGTAACTTATTCTGCTAACACAGATGGGGTAATTCAATTATCAATGGACCAACATCACTACGAAGCAAAAAGAATCGAGGACATCGTAAGAGTTCAAGAATCTGCTGACCTATTCAATGCTTATGCAAAGTCAATGGGTTATGCTTTAGCTAAGAAAGTAGAAAACTACTTAGCTGTTGATGTACTTCAATCAGCTACAGGTAACGATGTTACTTTAGCTGCTGATAACACCTTCACTACTGCTTTAATCAGAGAAGGCTTACAAAAAATGCTTGATGCAGGATTTGACTACACAGATGGCGAATCATTCTTATATGGTTCTCCTGCTGCTTATATGTCATTACTTTCTTTAGGTGACTTCACAGAAGCACAAAAAAGAGGCGATGATGCAAATCCATTAGTATCAGGTAATGTAATCCAGGCTTATGGTTTAAGCTGTTATCCTTCAGTAGACTGGGATGACGATGGTGGTACTGGTGATGAAACAGCAACTATCTTTAACAGAAATTCTGTGTATTTTGCACAGCAATTAGCTCCAAGAGTTCAGTCAGCATATGACATTGACCACTTGGCAACTTCTGTAGTAGCTGATGTACTATTCGGTGCAGCATTATCACATGCAACATCTTCAACATCATTAGGTGTTGTAAACTTCGTAAATCCATAATTGGACTAACGAAAATCGGTTAAATATGGGGCTAATTTCGGTTAGCCCTATATTACCATTAAATATTAATTTGAAGGGGATTTAGATGCCATTATACGATTATAAATGCAGTTGTGGTAAACAATTTGAAACACTACAAAGTATGCATGATGATAAATTAGTGAAATGCAACCAAAGTATCCAAGAATGTGATGGAAATGGAACTTTGACAAGACTTATAGGCAAACCTGCCATATTTTCTGATGACATCGGTAGAGGTCATAAACGAATGAAAGACAAAGATTTATATAAGGAATTAGAAATTGAGTAGTAATACCAATATAGGAAATACTCCTGTAAATCAGGGCTATGTTCAATTAATCCACACAGGAGAAACTGGGGGAATAGATGGAACACTTCGTACTTTATACGATGGTGATGGAACTGCATCAGATTTACAGATTGCAAGTAATAAAGTTAAAATATCTACTCAATTATACATTGGTAGCAAAACTATTACTGAATATGTACAAGATGTGGTCGGTGATATGCTTGATACCAATGGTAGTCATACAAACATTACTGCTACCTATGACGATGCAGGTGATGGGGCTATAGATTTAGTAGCTACTGGTGCTATATCAAGCATCATTGGTGGCACAGGAATAGATGCTACTGGTAGTGGAGATATTACTATAGCTATTGATTCTACTGTTGCTACTTTAACAGGAACACAAACCTTATCTAATAAAACCTTAGCAAGTCCAACTTTTACAGGCACAGCAAATGGTGCTAATTTAACTCTTACTGGCGATTTAACAGTTAGTGGAGATACTATATTTACTAATTCCAATACAGTATTAATTGGTGATGCGATTCTTACTTTGAATGCAGATGAAACAGGAAGTCCAACAGCAAATGCAGGGTTTGAAGTAGAACGAGGAACTTCTGCAAATAAAACTTTTATATGGAACGAAACAGATGATAAATGGACTATCGGAAGTGAAACCTTTGTAGCAAGTACAGTAGAAGCAAACCTAACTGGTAATGTAACAGGGAATGTAACTGGTAGTGCAAGTCTTAATCTTTTAATATCTAACAACTTATCAGACTTGGCAAGTGCATCAACTGCAAGAAGTAATTTAGGTGTAGATGCAGCAGGTACAGACAACTCAACTGATGTTACTTTAGCAGGTAGTTTAGATTATATCACATTAAGTGGTCAAGAGATTACAAGAAATGCTATAGATTTAACTACTGATGTTACTGGTGTTTTACCTTCTGCTAATTTAGATGCAGATACTGCACATTTATCAGGTACACAAACATTTAGTGGTGCTAAAACTTTTTCAAGCACTATCACAGGAAACCTCTCAGGAAATGTAACTGGAGATGTAACTGGTAATGCTGATACAGCTACTGCCTTAGCAACTGCAGGAACACTTACTTTTACTGGCGATGTAGTAGGTGGAACAACACCGACCTATACAAGTGGTGGAGATTTAAGTATTGCTATGGCTATACAACCAAATAGTGTTGCATTAGGAACAGATACTACTGGTAATTATGTTGGAACAATTACAGCAGGTTCAGGTGTTTCTACTTCAGGTGCAAGTACAGGAGAAGGTATAGCACACAACCTAAGCATTGATGCATCACAAACAGTAATTACTTCTATATACAATTCTGCTTTACAAATTGGTAGTGCTACAGATGAACAAAGAATAGATTTTGGTACTACAGATGAAATACGATTAGGAAGTGCTACACAAACATCAGTTAAGATTAAAACAGACCCATTAGGTTCTGCACAAGATGAAGTAATTATTGGAGATGGCACAGCAGATGTAGACTTCGTTGTAGATGGTTCAAGTGGTAGCACTATATTTAAAGTAGATGCAGGAACAGGCAATACTGCAGTTACAGGCGATTTAAGTATTTCAGGAAGTTTCAATCCTGCTACAATAACTGCTTCAACATCAGTTAGAACTCCTTTAATAGAATTTACAGATGGAGATGATGCAATTACGATTGAAAATGGTGGAGGAATGACTTTTGCTAAAGGATTTACTGTAACATCAGGGGCTTCTTCTTTTGGTGCAAATGTAGATATAAAAAATACAGGTGGCACAATATTACAATTAAATACATCAAGCACAGATGTTGACATAAATGGACTTTTAGGAAGAATTAATTTTTCAGCACCTGACGAATTTGCAGGTAGCGATTCAAACCTATTAGCTGCTTCTATTGTAGCAAAAGCAACTGCAGATTTTACATCAACATCTAATAAAACAGATATGATATTTGAATTAGGAGTATCAGAAACTGCATCAGAAAAATTTAGAATAGTAAGTGATGGTAAAATTAAGATTGGTGGTTCATACACTTTACCTTCATCAGATGGTAGTGCTAATCAAATATTAAAAACCAATGGTAGTGGAACAGTATCTTTTGCAGATGAAAGTACAGGAATATCTTTTAATGGCTCTACTGCTAATGGATTATTGACTTATGGTAATAGTACCACAGCAGATGTAGAATCTAATCTTACTTTTGATGGAACAAATTTAGATTTACCTGATAGTAAAAAAATCAGATTAGGAACTTCTCAAGATTTAGAAATCTATCACGATGGAACTAATAGTGTAATTAATAACACTCAAACTGGTGCTTTACAAATTTATAATAATGTTGATAATGGTATGGTTGAGTTATTAACAGACAATGGAAGTGGTGGAACACAAGTATTTTTAAGAGCAGATGGTGCTAACAATATGGTTAGAATGCCAGTAGATGGAGTAAAATTTACATTAGGCGATGCAAGTGATTTACAATTATATCACGATGGAACAGATAGCATAATATTAAATCAAACTGGTGATTTAATTTTAAGAAATGATGAAGCAGACCAAGATATTATATTTCAATCTGATGATGGTGCTGGTGGAGTAACACCTTACATAACATTAGATGGTAGTGCTACAGAAGTAGATGTTCATAAAAATATGAGATTTGACGATAGTAAACTTGCAGTATTCGGTAATGGTGGAGATATGTATATATACCACGATGGAACTAATAACCATATTCGGACAGATGCTGGAGATATGATACTTCATCAAAACACAGACGATAAAGATATTATATTTAAATGCGATAATGGTAGTGGTGGTGTTACTCCTTACCTAACCTTAGATGGTGGCACAGGACACTTAAACTTAACACCACCTAATAATGTCGGTATAGGAACTACATCACCTACAGAAAAATTAGAAATAAGTGGTGGTAAATTACTAGTATCAGGTGGTCAAATAAGAAGTGGTTCATACTTAGAAGGTTTTCCAAGTTTTAGTTTTGCTAATGATAATGATACAGGAATGTTTAGTGATACTGCAAATCAATTAGAATTTTCTACTGGTGGTAGTTCAAGATTAACTATAGACTCATCAGGTAATGTCGGTATAGGAACTACATCACCACAAAGTAAACTTCATACTGTACAAACTTTAGATACAGTTTCTAATACTCTTGCTAATGGTAATTATGGTTTAGTTGTTGCAGGAGATGTTGCAGGAGTTGCAACAGATACAGTAGGAATACACTTAGCTGCTAAATCAGTACCAGGCACACCAACAAGAGGAGCATCAATTCTTGCAGAGGTTCAATCAACAAATAATAATCACGATTTAATTTTTGCTACTTCAGCAGCAGTTTCAGCACCTGCAGAAAGAATGAGAATAGACTCATCAGGAAATGTCGGTATAGGAACTCAATCACCTGCAAGTAAATTACACATTAGAAACGATTCAGCAGCAGACCAATTAAGATTAGGTAGAGTAGATGATGATTCTTACTTATCTGTTGGTGCAGGTGCAACATATGCAGTTTATAATATGGTTACTGGTGGAACAATAGCACATCAATTCCAAGAAGATGGCGATGCAAAGATGACAATACAAACTAATGGTAATGTCGGTATAGGAACTTCATCGCCAAGTGCTAAGTTAGAAATATCTAATGATGTAGGTCATGCACAAAATACAGTTCTTGTTATTAAATCAGATGACCCTAATGGTGACCAAGGTGCAAGTTCTTCTGCTGACATAGACTTTCATATATGGGATAGTAATACAAGATTATCTACACCACAAGCAAGAATAGGTATTAGAGGAGATGGTACTGCAAGTCAAAATAGCGAAGCAGGTGGAACTTTATCATTTTATACTAATGTCGCAAGTTATAGTTCACCATCTCTTACCGAAGCATTAAGAATTGACCCAAGTCAAGATGCACACTTTGACCAAGATGTTATTGCATTTTCTACTACACCATCAGATATAAGATTAAAAAAGAATTTTACAAAAATAGAAAATGGATTAGAGGTAGTCAATAAATTAGAAGGACATACTTTTAATTGGAAAAAGGGTGGAGATAGATTAAGTGCAGGATTTAAAGCACAAGAAGTAGAAAAGATTTTACCACATTTAGTTGATGAGAAAAAACTTCCATTAAAAGCAGATGATGATAAAGAATACAAAATTTTACGATATGAGGAAATGATACCTTATTTAGTAGAGGCAATAAAAGAACAACAGAAACAAATAAACCAATTAGAGGAGAAGTTAAATGGCTAAAGTAATCGCAGAAAAAGTACAAGAACAAGTACAAGTTGATTCACCTAAAATGGTAGAAATCAAGCATACAAGAACGATGCAAGATGCATCAGGTAGTAATGTAGAAGTAGTAGATTGGACTGAAACAAAATCAGTAGATGAAGCTATCTCACAATGTGAAGCACATAAAGCTAATTTAGAATCACAACTTACTGAGTGTGAATCAGAATTAGCAGACTATATAGCAATTAGAGATGCTGAGTAATGGCAACAACTAATGTTCCAAGTGCAAATATTGGTATGTCTGACTTAGCAGATGCCTGTGGGGTAGAAATACAAACCAATCTTAGTTTAAATGGACTAAGAGCAGGCAGTGGTGGAGATTTAACTACTTCAGATACTGATAGTGGAGAAACATTAGCAGAAGCATTAGACACTAACGAAACTTTAGTAGATGTTAGTGATGGTTCGGTATTTACAGATGAATATATTAGAATTGATAGTGAAGTTATGAAAGTACAATCGGTTTCAGGGAATACATTAACTGTATTAAGAGAAGAAAATGTAGACCCACCAAGCACAGTAGGAGATTCACATACTAATGGTGCAACAATTTATTTTTCTAATCCTTTTGTACCTCATCACTTTCCTGACAATTTAGGATTTGGTGGTGGTAAAATAAGGGTGCAAGGATATTTAACATCTTGGCTTGTTGCAAGCGATTTAGAAACTGGCTATGGGCAGAACACTACTAACATAGGCATGAAAGAAACTTTTTATACAAATGCAGGTTCGGGAAGAAGTGCAGATAGTGATGGATATATTAGTGCATAAAGATTTTATTAATATAACATGGAGGTTATGAAAATGAGTGAAGAAAGAAAAGTAACAATAAACGATAAAGACTACAACTATGAAGAACTATCACAAGAACAAAAGATTCTTGTAGAACACATTGAGAATTGTAGAAAAAGAAAATCATCTTTAGCATTTGAAATGGATAGAGAAAATGTAGCTGAAGGTGCATTTGCTAAAATGCTAACTGAATCGTTTGATAAAAAAGAAGAAGAGAAAGAAGAAAAAGATGCCTAAATTAAATGTAGTAGCAGGAATCATTGATAAAGTTGCTGATAAGATAGACGAGTTTACACTTGATAAAGCAGAAAAAGCACAACTTATACAAGAGATTAACAAAGCACAAATTGAAGTCAATAAAGTTGAAGCGAATAGCAACAGCTTATTTGTTTCAGGTTGGCGACCTTTTGTTGGTTGGACTTGTGGAATAGCTTTATGTTATCATTTCGTCTTACAGCCATTCTTAACATTCTTATTATTTGCCTTTGGATACCCAATAACCTTACCCACTTTCGATATGGGAACATTAACAACTGTATTGATGGGTATGTTGGGACTTGGTGGATTGAGAAGTTACGAGAAGGTCAAGAAGTCAGCATGACGACCTTTGAACAGATTATCGATGGTGTCCTGGAACATGAAGGGGGCTATGTGAATGACCCCTATGATAAAGGTGGTGAAACCAAGTTTGGTATTGCTAAACGATGGTATCCTGATTTAGATATTAAGAATCTCACTAAAAGTGATGCTATAAATATCTATTACAATGAATATTGGAAGCCAAGTAAAGCAGATTTCTTACCGAATGACTTGAAAGCCACCTATTTCGATATGTGTGTAAACATGGGACAAAGACAAGCTGTAAAAATACTACAACAAGCCATTAATAGTAGAAAAATGAAGAAGATTGAGGAAGATGGAGTTATCGGAGAAATAACCATAGGTAGTGCAGGGAGAATCTCAAAGAAGCGATTACAAGCCTATCGCTGCTTATTCTATGGTAGATTAGTATCCGAAGAACCTGACCAACAACGATTCTATTATGGGTGGTTTAAAAGGGCAACTACTATATGAAAAAAATTAAAAGCACAGGAATCATATTTGGCGATATGCATTTTCCTTTGCATGATGAAAAAGCATTTAGCTGTGCTTTAAAGGTAGTTGAAAAAGTAAAACCTGATGTATTTATTAACTTAGGCGATTTTGCAGAAGGGGAGTATGTATCACATTGGAGATGGCAACGAAGAAGGCGACCACCATTGGAATACCAACTTCCCTTAATTGATAAAGAAGCAGATGAAGTCAATTACCACATGGATAGAATTGATAAAGCACTTGATAAAGTAGGGTGTAAAAAGAAATATTTGGCTATGGGAAACCACGATGCCTGGTATAATCAATTTGTAGATGAGAATCCATATTTGGAGCAATATAAGCCTGAGAATCTATTTAAGATAGAAGAAAGGGGTTATGAGTGGTATCCTTATGGAGAGTTATTTAAGCTGGAAAATTCTAAGCTATATGCTTATCATGGAGGACATTATAGTTCAGTCAGTCATAGTAGGCAAACTGTAATGCACTTAGGGTGTAATGTCATTTATGGGCATACTCACGATTGCCAACGAAGTGTAATGCAACACATTTCAGGCATACATATAGCACAAAGTATGGGGTGCTTGTGTAAGATGAAGAAAGACTTTTTAAAAGGTAGAAAGGTAAATTGGACTCACAATGTAGGGATTGTTGATTTCTTTACAGATGGGTGGTTTAACTTGATTACCTTAGACATACATAATGGAATGACAACTTGGAACAATAAAATTATAAAGGGAAACTAATGGATTTGGGCGAAACAATAAAACGATTAAAAGAACTATCTGCTATACTACAAGCAAACACTATATCAGATAGAGAAAAAGAATATTACCTACCCGAGATGTTTCGTTTAATAGATAAATTAGAAGTTCCTCAATTAATAGGAGAATTTAGTAATGACTACATATCTTGATACATATTGCACAATAGATGATATACAACTGGTAGCCCCATTTGTATTTGATTATGACAGGAAAAGAACAATCACAAACTGGGTAAGTCATAGTGGTAGTGGAAATGATGAGGTCTGGAAAGCAGGTAGTGTGGGTAAGTTCACCATGCTTTTTGAAAATGACATCGAACAAACATTAGTAGCAGATATTCCAAGCATAGATGCAGATGGAAAATACTACTTTGATGAAGATGCTGATGTTGTTTACTTCAGACCAAGCACAAACAGCAATCCAAACTACGATGTAACTATGACAGCTGGAAGGGATAATAAAACACTCTTTAATGAGTTTATATCGAGAAGTTCTGACTTTGTTCGTTCTTATATCAATAAACCAATCTACAAGAACAAGGGTGTCGGAACTGGGGATAGTTTAGGTAGGGATTATCCTGAAGTAATCGTTAGGGCTACTGCATTGTTGTCAGCATCTATGGCAATCTTACCATATGATGAGCAACATGGACTACGATTACAAGTTCAAGTATATGACCAAGAAGGTGGAACTGGACTATTAGACCTAATTAGAAAAGGGATTATTAGCTTAGACCAAGATGAAGATGGTAGAGATAAAATCGTAAAAGATGTATCGATTGATGCAAGTACAACTGGTGCTATTGTAGACACTTATGGTTATCCAAGTGTGTCTTATGATAGAATCAAGGTTATCATTGAAACTGGAGGTACTTTTGCAGCAGGTTCTACATCTACTGTAACCTATAAGACTTTTGTAGGTGATGATTCAGGGCTTAAAATCAATGCTAATCAAGAAGCAGAAGTTGTTGATGGTAGTTTCCAATCAATAGGACATGGAGTCTATGTACGATTCTCAACTGGTGTCTATACTGCTAATGATGAATGGGAAGTAGAAGTAACAGGATTAGACCATACATCAGGTGGTGGAATTGAAACAATCCAACTTAAAAGGAGATAAAGATGCCTTATCATAAAAAAGGAAAAAAAGGTCGTAAAAAATAATGCATTTAGGTAGAAAGAAAAAACTCTTAAAACGATATGGCTTGAAAGCAGTCAATCGACCGAAGATGACACCAAGTCATAAGACTAAGAAAGCTGTTGTATTGACAGAAGTAGGACATAAACTAAAGTTGATACGATTTGGTGCTAAAGGCATGGGACATAATTATTCTGCAGGTGCAAGAAAAGCATTTAAAGCAAGACATAGAAGAAACATAGCTAAGGGTAAATCATCTGCTGCATATTGGGCAGACAAGTTCTTATGGAGTGCAGGGGGAAGAAAGAAAAGCCCACCTAAATCACAAAAGAGGGTTTATGGCAAAAAGAGGTAGTGTAAACATTGTCAGAAGAAATGGTAAAAAGAAAACCAGGCAAGGTAAAAGCAAACGAACCAAGTATGGTACAAAAGCAAGTACAAAATATTATAAGAAAAAGTATAGAGGACAAGGATAATGGCAAGAGTAGAATTTGAAAATATATATAAAGATAGGGTTATAGATAATATCCAAAAACTAATCAAACAAACTATTCCAAGTATTCCTTTGTATTATGATGAACACAAAGGACAGGAAAGTTTCTTAATTAGACCTATATCCGATACTTTTATTGATTATGCAAGTAATGCACATATCAGACAATATATAACTGAAATTAGTTTTGAAATACATTCAGGTTCTGAATTTACAAGAAACCATGATGTGCAACGATTGACTGATAAAGCAGAACTTGTTAAAAGAATATTTTTTGATAATCGTGATTTGGAGGCATTAAATATTAATCAATGGTTTAATGCAAAAGTAACCGATATTGTATATGAACGAGATACAGAAGATACTGAAAGAGAACGATTTGTAATGACTTTAGAATGTAATGTAAATGAAGGGGTTTCATAATGAAATATAAACATATTAAAGGACTTCAACTTCAAAAACCAAGTTATTTAGAAACACCTAATCAAAAGATTAGAGAATTGTTAGAAGGTAAAGAAGTGGAGTTAAATGAAGAAAATGTGGCTGAATTTGAATCGTTAGGTGTTCAAGTCAAGCCAGTAGAAAACAAACCTAAAAAGAAAAAAGTTAAAAAAGAGGAGTAATAACAAATGGCTATAAGTTCCAAAGTCTATGGTAAAAGCCAATATGCCATAGGTATTAAGCAAAAAAATGCAACTGCTTTTGAAACAGCAGGTGCTACTGACACAGCATATCAATTACTACCTGTAATTAATGTATCTGCCCCAGTCCTCAATCTTGTAGAATCAGGGGAGATACGAAGCAACAATGCAGGTATGATTGAAACTGACTTTGACCAGTTTAGAACAAGAAAAGGTGGATTTGTAACACTTGATTTTGAAGTTCCTGCAGAAAGAGCAGGACTATCAAGATTGTTGGCTAATGTATTACAAGACCATACAGAAAGTGGTAGTTATATTCACACAGTAGAATCATCATCAAGTAATGCTTTATCAAGACCTGATTTTACAGGAAGTTCAACAGCAGGTATCCCAAGTATTTTTGATATTGGGTTATATGGACCTGCAGCAGGAGAAGATAAAATCATCACAAGTGCTACTTTACAATCATTGACAATGAATTTTGATATGACTGATGGTAGATTATTATTGAATGGTACTTTCTATTCAGGTTTTGCAAGTTCAACAGGATTTCTTGTAGGACAAACATTATCTGCTAATAGTGGAGAACCAACATTAATGAGTGCTTCACCAACACAAATTGAATCATATTTTGATACAAAACAATTTGATGTCAATAGTGTAGCAACTGATGCGATTATTACAGCAGTATCATTTACTTTTGAAAACAATGTTGCAAGAGTAGGTAGAGATGCTAATGGCGATGCAGAAGCTTATGCTTTTGGTGTCCCATCAGTAAACATCACAGGAGAGATTTCTTTCATGTATGATGGAAACTACAATGATGGTGCTGACAATGTATTACAGGACTTCTTAAATGGAACTCCTGCTACATTAACACTACAACAAGGTGATGGTACAGTATCTACTGCAGGTGAAATGAATATTACTGCAGAAGTATATTCAACTGCTGTCAATTATGATTTAAATGCAGACACAGGTGCTATAATTACAATTCCATTTAAAGTTATTCAACCTACTACAACAGGTGGAGTACACAATGGAACAGCATTTAAGTTTGAGTTCATGGATGGTATAAGTAACACAAGTTGGTAAACGAAGGAGTAACACATGAAGGTTAAAATGTTCGATAAAGAGTGGGAAGTGAAGAATCCTACTTACAAAGAAAAACGAGAACTACAAAAAATGAGAATGATGGCTTTAGATTCTACTGGTAAAGTAGATACCGAAAAGTTTTATGATTGTCTTGAATTTGTAGAAAAGATAAGTGGCTTATCAGAAAGTGATTATGTTGCTAAAGATAAGCCCTTAACAATGGGTGAGGTAGATGCTTTGCTTTCGAAATGTCTAAGTGAATTTTTAGATGTTTCAAAAAAAGGCTAATGGCTTTGTCGTCGTATGTGTGGTTTAGCCACTATGGTTATCCACACTTCGACAAAGAGTTTCCTTATAAAAGGCAAAGTCCAATCACCAATAAGGTAAAGACATATAAGGATAAAGAAGATGTATTATTGGAAATTGATAGAGTGTTTGACAAGTTCAAAGATTCTAAATTTTCTATGGGTAGAAACCTATATTTTATATTACCTCTTTTTTGTAATCCAAAATGTCTTTACCAGGATTGGATAGGGGAAACCATTAAAGAATATAAGATGAGTAAGAATCTTAATATTCCGATAGCAAGAAGCTTAGATGAAGCAGATGCATTTATTGTAGATAATTTTTTAATTATAGATAACGAACTAAACTCCATAAGAGAGTATGAGGTAGAAAAGAATGGCAGATAAAAAAATAAGATTATTAGTTCAAGCCGAAGTTAAAAAAGCTGTTCAAGCACTTAACAAAGTAGAAAAAGAACAAAAAGATATAAAGAAGCAAAATGATGGATTAAAGAAAAGTTTTGCTACTATGGGTGGTGCAATAGCTGCAGCATTTAGTATACAGGCAATAGCAAGATTTACTCAAGAATCGATTAAACTGGGTTCTCAGACAATATCGCTTACACGAAGTTTTACAAATCTTGGAAAAGGCATTGGATTAAATGAACAGTCTTTGCAAAAATTTAGAAAAGCTACTGATGGTACTGTATCAGATGTTGATTTAATGATTCAAGCAAATAATGCTATGTTGCTTGGTGTTGTACAAAACGAAGAAGAATTTTCTGAATTAATTGATTCGGCACAAAGACTTGCTAAGGCAGTTGGTAAAGATACTTTATTTGGTATTGAAAGTTTAACAACTGGTATCGGTCGTCAATCAAGACTTATGTTAGACAATCTTGGTATTATTGTAAAAGCAGAAGATGCTTATAAAGCGATGGCACAAGCTACTGGTAAATCAGTTGCAGCATTAACTGATTTAGAAAGAAAACAAGCATTTATTACTGCTACTATGGAATCAGTAAGAAGTAAAGTTGCTAATCTTGGACAAGAACAATTAGATGCTACTGATGCTACATTAAAATTAACATCAGCATATAAAAATTTACAAGGAACTATTGGAAAAGAATTACAAGATGAAGTAGAAGCTACTGCAGGATTATTTGCAAAACTTTTATCAACTACCGATTCATTAATTCAAAAAGTTGGATTATTTAATTTTATTACAGGCAATATGGCATTTGGATTAGCACAGGTTAATACAGAAGCAAAAAAAGCAGCAGAAGAAGGAGTGGATGATTTTATTGATAAATTTCAAAGAATCCCTGAAACAGACCCAATGCAACAAGCATCATCACAAGCAGAATCCTTTGGATTAATACAAGGTAATTATCAAGCACATAATGATGCTATGGCAGCTATAGATGAAAATGCTATGAATTTTAGAATGGGTGGTTTAGAAAATGAGTATTTTCGTAGACAAGCATTTAATAAACAAGTTGAGCAAGATATGAAAGAACATAGAAAAGCTGCAAAAGATGCACACGAAGAAAAGATGGCACAAAATCTTGAAGCTGCAATCTTACAAGGACAATCTGCAAAACAAGCTGGTGTATCAGTAATCAAAGCTGAAATTGCAAAATCAACTGCATCATTAATTACAAAAATTATGCAAGGTGTTCCATTTCCATTAAATTTGGCTTTAGCAGCAGGGGCAGGTGGAATGATTGGTAAAGTAACAGATTCTTTATTTTCCTCTTTTGCAACAGGTGGTAGTTTTGTAACTAAAGGCAGAACAACCTTACCTATTGGAAATGGAGTAGTAGTAGGAGATAATGCTTCAGGAATGGAACGAATTGATGTAACACCATTACCAAGTCCTACAAGTAATGGAAATAACATCACAATAAACATATCTGCACCATTGGTAGATGAAACAGTAGTAGACCATATTATACCAGCTATTAGGAGAGCAGAAAAATTAAACTTATGAGTAATGTAACAAAATCAACTGCTTTTGCATACATACCTAAAAAACTATTTGGTATGAAAAAGAAAAGCATAAAACAAAAACTAAAAAAACCAAAACTTAAATTGAGGAGATATTAAAGTGGAAATAGGAAAAGGCACAAAATTAACTTTTAGTATTGAAACACTTATCAGTATTAGTGTAACAATATTTATGGTGGTCGGATTGTGGTTTAATTTACAAGCTGACATTGAAGAAGCAAAACAATTACCTGAACCACCAATCAGTAGAACAGAATATGATTTAAAAGACCAAATGATTAGAAATTCTATTTTAAATACAGAAGAAAAAGTAGAAAAATTAGAAGATAAAGTAGATGACATTAAAGAGGATACAAGAAGTATTAATGAAACCCTACTAAACATGAATAACAATTAGGATGGATTATGAAAAAATTGATAAATATGTGGCTATTGGTGCTTGGATTATTTACTTCGTCGCTATACTCACAATCAGTATCTTTGGATAGTTTTCAAGATATTCAATTAATGAAAAATGAGTTCTGTGCAGTTATAGAGGTAAATGCTTCTTGGAATTGGGCAAACAAAATACCATTAGAGAAATTAGAGAATTGCTATACTGGATATGTAGATATTGCCAATAAAAACATTGGGGCAGTCATACAAAAAGAATGGGACATTAAAGTAGTACCTACTATTATTATCTTTGAATATGGAGTAGAGGTCAAACGATTTGAAGCAGACTTATCTATGAAATTTAGAGAAGAAGAAATCTTAAATAGTATAAGAAAAGAAATTGGACAATAATGTCAAAGCATTTTACCAAACCTAAATTAAGAGAACGAATTAAAAATCGTATTATGAGAAGTTCTAAAGGTGGTAGACCTGGACAATGGTCTGCAAGAAAATCACAACTTCTTGTTAAGGCATACGAAAAAGCAGGTGGTGGATATAGAGGTGGTAAAAGCAAATCAGCTAAATCACTTTCAAGATGGACTAAACAGAAATGGACTACCAAGTCAGGAAAGAAATCATCTAAGACTGGAGAACGATATTTACCTGAAAGACTAATTAAGTCTATGAGTTCATCTCAATATGCTTATGAAACAAGAAAGAAAAGAGCAGCAACTAAAAAGGGAAAACAATCAGCAAGTTATTCCAAGAAAACTACGAAACGAATTAGGAGATATACATGAGTTTTGTTAATTCAAACTATGAATCAAAGCTATCGCCAACTATGACAGAAAATTGGTTGGTACAAATCTTTAAAAATGATGCAACAAGTATTTTAACAACTGCAACACCTAATGTAGTGGATAAGGATGATGAAGATTATAATTTAAGATTTTCTTTTTCTGGCACCACATATAATGGATATGATTATTATCCTGCAATCCTCAACAAGCCAAGTATATCTTATTCATTGGATTTAAAAGGATTCACCACTAAGACTGGTAATATTACTTTAAACATAGCCAATATAGATTTAGATGGAACAACCCTATTAGAATTATTAGGGAATGAATTTGTCAATGGTCATGTAAATGTATTGAGCCAAGTAGATGGAGATGATACTGCAAATAATGCTTTACAAATCTTTAGTGGTAAAGTATCAAGTTTTGGTTATAGAAATAATACGATTGTATTGAATGTCATCTCTAACAGACCATTTCAGAATGTGTCTATCCCACAAGGCAGAAGTGATGCCGACAATCCTCAATACAATAATAAGATAGTCCCTTTGGTTTATGGGGACTATACACCCAATACGAACTTTGTTAATGGTCAAGATGTCTATGCTTGTCCTTTCCTTAAAAATGATGGTAAAGACTTTATGTACATTGTACCTGAAGGAACAGATGGTGCAGATACTGCTAAATTAGAGTTCTATGACAAAGGATTAAAACGATTCTTGGAATTAATCAATACTGATACAACTATTGCAACAGAAGATACTATAAGTATATTAAAAGTTCCTAAGCTAATGAGAAGGCAATTTAAAATGCTACCTGATGAAATTCCAGGTGGAGTTACTAAACAAGAAGGTAGTGGTTCAGGAGTTATTGCAGTTACATTTCCAGGTGGAGATGGTACAATAAATAATGCTTTTGATGGTTCAACAGATAGTGAAGTAGATATAAACCATGCAACTAATTTTGCAGATATAAGAGGATTTACTTTAAAATTAAAAATGCCACAGGTATCAGGTAAAATTACTGATATTACTTTAGGATTAGATGGAACATTAACACAAGCATATAGTAGTGGTAGTCCAGGTGTAGACGATGGATTGTTTGTTAATTTAGCAACAGAATTAGATAGTGGATTTGGAAGCACAACACCAAGTAAACATGTAGCAATAATTGGGACATCAAGCAATTATAGTAGAACAACATCTTTTGATTTAACTGCTAGTTATAATGCAGTTGATATATCAGGTATTTTAAGCGATAATGCCCTACCTGATGAATTATATTTAAGTTTTAGATGGGATACAGCAGATGGAGATGTTGATTGTAATAGTTTTAATGTATCATTAGAAAATGTTTTTGTAACAGTAACTGCAGAAAATGATTTAGCTAATGAGCCGATTGCATCACAAGATTTTAATGCAGGGATTGATAAACTTTATTTAGGTAGAGATGTTACAACACCTGGATTCACAGAACATACAACTGCAACTACTATTGGAGATTTAGATAATCCAGTAGCAATTCATAGAGAACTATTACATAGCATAATCAATGTTACTGATTTTACTGGTGATACTGATATTGAAAATTCAGGATTTAAAACAGTAGCAGAACTAAGAGATTCTACTTTGACCAGTCCAACATCAACTCATTGGAAAACAAGATTAGCATTAGATGAGAAAGAATCCTTAGAAAGTATTATGGAACAATTACAATATGAGGGTTGTTTCTTCTTTGAGTTTAGTCCACAAGCACAACAAACTGCAATTAGTGGTGTAGCAGGATTACGATACTTTACTATAGAAGATAGTGTTACTGCTAATGTTGATTTATCTCAAAATGATATTTCAGGATATGAACTTGGGATTACTTCGGCACAAGATTTGGAAACCAGGCTTTTGGTAAATTACAAAAAACACCCTGCTGAAAATGAATATTTAGAACAAGATACTTTTACAGCATCTACTCATACAACTATTTTTGGTGATGCAGATATTCAAAAACAAGAAATCAATCTTGATTTAGTATATGATGCAGTAGCAGATGTGGTAGGTTCAAGAAATTCCAGTTGGATTAACTTTAGAGAAAGTATTTTTGGGGATTACAAAACTACAGTAAATGCAACTTTAGTAAATCCTGAAAAATATGGAATGCTACAAGTTGGAGATTACATAGACTTCGGAGAGATTACCTTTGAAGAACTTGGAAGTCCATTTAATGAAATATCAGACACCTTTGATAGTTTTGTTGCTATGCCTACAAGATTATTTAAAGATGCTTGGTCAGGGAAAAAATTTATAATAACACAACTAAAGAGGCAAGTGGGCAAGGTTTCTGTCCAATGCCGAGAAGTATAGGAGATTACAATGGCATCATATTTTATTTATGATTCAATCAATATGTACAGGTCAGATAATACTGATTCTGAAGGAACAATAACCACAGGAACTTTTGCTCCAGGAACTGCTGTAACACTTCATGAACGAGCATCAGATATGAATATCGGTACTGGAATGAGTGATATAGTTGATAATGATGCAATCCAATATTCAGTTGGAAGTAGTACAACAGCAGATGCAGCAGCAGTTTATTTTTTAGGAGATGATGGAGTTGCAAGTGGTACTATTATGACTTTTTATGCAAGTGATACTACAAGTGTTGGTTCAAGCATTGGAACTATATCTGCAGTAAGTGGTGCAGGATGGCAAATAGCAAGTTTAACAGAAAGCACAAATACCAAATTTTATACTGAATTTAATGCAACCATAACCAATAATATTATTTCAGAAATCCTTATTGGTAAAAAATTAAACTTTGAAATAGAACCTGATGTTAATGTTCAATCATCTATTAATTATGAAAATGAAGTCCAAAGAAGTTTAGGTGGTGTAGAGTATGCCATTAATGTAAATCCAGGACAAGAAGTATTTACCATATCATTTCAAAATATATCAAGCACATTTAAATCTGATTTAATTACTATGCAAGATGCAATCAAAGGTGAAGCTAAGAAATTTGTTTGGTATGATGGTTCTAACTTTAATTGGGTAAGATTAGATAAACCAATGACATTTACTGAAATAGCAGATGGAAGATTTAGCACACAATTAGTTTTAAGGCAACAAATCCAGTAAATACAAGACTTTTATACTGAAAGGTATATAATCACCCCATAAACAAAAAACCCCCTTATTTTAGGGGGTTCTTTGTATCTAAGAGTTAGTATTAAAGTATTTGCCCAAAACTTTTAGCATTTCTCAAAGAACCGAATCTTTCAGAATTACCAGTTTCAAGATTTTCTACTTGATAAGTTTTTGAACCTCTCATTTTAGTTATGATAACATCTTTATTATCTTCTCTCTCCCATAATAAGTAAGATTTTTCATCACTATATTCATCGTAATATCTGTTAAATTTCATTGTTTTCTCCTTTTGTTTAACTAACATACCTTATATTACTACAATAAATAATAAAGTGCAAGTCTTTTTTAAAAAAAAGTTAAGGGTTATATAAAGGGTTATAATAATATAAACAAATTGTGGATAACTATGTGGATAACAAGACTTACCATAACCCTTACCATAAGGGTGCAAGAAAAAGACAAAGACAAAGACTAATATAAAGTTAAAGCATAAGAAGAATCAGAAGAATAAAAAGAATTAGCAAAATAAGTATTGACAAGTTCCATATTAATCATTATTCTTGTAGAGTTAGTTAAACGAAGGAGAACAAAATGTTAGTAGAAATAATCGCATACTCAGTATTTATAATATTTTTTTGGGAAATGTTTAAAAAGGTGGTACAAGAATGGATACAGTAATTAAATTTAATTTTAAAGAATTAGAATTGTTAATTGAAGTAATGGAAAGAAATCGAATTGACAATGATGATGAAAACAAGT